TTTTGAAAAAGTTAATGATTGTGTTGGTTCTAGTCCCACATCCCAATAATTGTCTAAAATATCACCACCTGCTGATTCTGCAAATCTAATTCTAGCATTTGCTGTACTTTGTCCAGTATCTGTATCTCTTATTGTTAATATTGGGTCAGCACCAACAATCTCCATGATGGTATCAGGTGAGTCAGTATTTATACCTATTTTATTTGAAACAATAGATAGTCTATTATCTAAAGAACCTCCTGATTGTGTTCTAAAAAATAAATTACCATCCTCACTTCCGTCAGAAGCATCGTTTATTTCTCCCAAAATAAAAGCATAGCTGGTGTCGTTACCGCCGTCGTCTTTACCTTTAAAAAGTATGTTACCTATATCATCACCATCTGCTGGTGAGCTACTATTTCTATAAAGAACTAAATCTGGAGCTGCACTTGCACCTGCTTCTGTTGATTCTAAAACCAAGCAGTCTCCTGTACCTGTATAAGTTATTGTAGCTGTACCATCTACATCTAAACCATCAGCAACAACTGTACCTGTTACGTCTATGCCTGTTGAGGTTGTGGCTAGTTTGGGTGAGTTGTCATGGTAAAGGGTTACTGCTCCATCTGTTGCAATAGTTAAGCCTGTTTCGGCGGCATCATTTCCTGTAAGAAAATTAATTGCGTTACCGCCGCTAATATTTAATACTCCGTTTCCTTTTTCTTTGACATAGCTATTAGACCCATCATGATAAATCTCTAGGTCTGAACCTGCTCCAAAGATAGCTTTGTCGTTGTCGCCAAAGTTAATATCACCTGTAGTTGTTAAACCATCTGTTGTTATTACGCCTGTTACGTCTATGCCTGTTGAGGTTGTGGCTAGTTTTGCAAATCCAGCGTGATGAATAGTTGTTGCACCACCATCAACACCTGCAAGATAAGATAATGTTCCTGCTGCGTTTTGAAGTTGTAATTGAGTACCTTGTATTTTTAAATTTCCAGTTCCTGAATCATTAATATAAGAAGCTGAACCATCATGATAAATCTGTAAATCTGAACCTGCTCCAAAGACTGCTTTATCGTTATCGCCAAAGTTAATATCGCCTGTAGTTGTTAAACCTGTAATAGTTCCAAGACTTGTAATATTAGGTTGAGCTGCTGTAGCTAGTGTTCCTGTTAAAGTGCCACCTGTAACCGTACCAGTTGTAGTGATTGCTCCTGATCCTGCATCTAACGCAGCAACGGTTGTAGTACCGCCTAAGTTTAAATCAGTAAAAGCATCAACAACTGCTGCTCCTGCGCCTGCTCCGTCTGTATAAATTACTTTTACATCTCCGTTAGGTATAGTTACGTTAGCTCCGCTACCTTGAGATATATTAATTGATTGTGAGCCTGAAGTTGCGTTTTCTATAATCCAAATCTTGGATACGGTATTAGGTGCAATAGTAAGTGTTCTAGTAGCTGTTAAGCTAACGCCAGACGTTATTTTAAGATACAAACTTCTAGCTGGATCACTTGCTCCGTCTGCTATTGTTGTTGTTGCGTCTGCATCTGAGCCGAATGAAGCTTGAGTACCGTAACTAAATGCTTCTGCTATTAATTCTAAATTGGTATTAGTTGTATCGCCCCAAGTTCCGGATTGATCTCCGGTGGCCATTTCCTCTAATCTTAAATCATTTACATATGTGCTTGCCATTTTTTTCCTCTTGTCTTAAGCAACCTCTTCCCAGCTAGGAGCTTGGGTTTCATCAATCTCTGAGAATGATGATGTTTGCGTATCTGTTATGTTAGTATAGTTTGGAGTTTGGCTTTCATCAATAAGCGACCATATTAAAAACTTACCAACACTTCCTGTTGCGCTGACTCCCAATAGTATAACATTCGCATCAGCGTTTGGGGTAACATTTCCTAAAGCAGATGTAGCGGATTGTCCTGTTACATCAATATTAATTGATAATAATACAGTTATTGATCCTAATCCACCTGTAGCAGCTAAGCCTGTTACAGAAATATTATTATTAGTAACAAGTGTAATACTTCCAAGACCAGAAGTTAATCCAAATCCTGTTATATTTACGTCTGCATTTGCTTTTGGCGTTACTGTACCTAAAGCAGAAGTTGCCGCTAGACCTGTTAAGGTTACATTTGCCTCAGCATCTATTAAAGGAGTTCCTAAAGCAGATGTTCCAACCTGGCTGTTAGGCGTTATATTTGCCTTACCTGTAGTTGAAACAGTTCCAAGCGCTGAGGTTAGTTCAAAGCCAGTTACACTTACATTTGATTCTGCATCTACAACTGCTGTTCCAAGCGCAGATGTAGCCTCTTGACCTGTAGGTGTTACGTTTGCTTCTGCTTGAATTTGTACTGTAACAGTACCAAGTTGACTGTCTAAAGATGGAACTACTGCTACAGCTTGAGCATTTACGCCCACGCCGCTTACGGCTGCTGTTGCTGATTGACCAGTTAAAGTTAAATTAGCATCAGCTACTACGGAAATAGTGCCTAAAGCACTTGTAGCTGATTGACCTGATACGGGTACTAACGTGGCTGCTGGTTCACCCCAGGGACCATCTCCCCACGTAGAGCGACCCCAACCTACTGCCATCGTAGGACCGCCTTAAGCGATTCTTATAATCGCTGTACCTGAAGCTGCGGCTGGAAATACGATTGTAAAGTCTCCAGCAGTAGATGTTTTATCGCCGCCAAAGTCGATTGTTGCTACAGATTTGTTTGAATCACTTGAGTTATAGATCATACAACCTCTAGCTGTAATAGTAGCTGTACCAAATGTTAGATCATTAAAATCACAAAAAGCAGTTGTTCCAGATGTTGTTGGAGTTACGTTTGTTAAGGTTCCTCCACCTGAAGTGTAATTAGTTCCAGAAGCTTGACCTGTAGTTGTAAACGAAGTTGTAGTAGCTCCTAAAGTAGCAGATGAAGTATATAAAGCTAACTTATAAGTATCTCCTGCAGTACCTGCTGTAAAATTATGATTTCCAAGCAATAGCTCTTTTTTAAAACTCGTTGTAAGTGTTGATGTAATTGCCATAATTATAGTTTCCTAATTAAATCAGCAGCTTCTTTTAGATCTGCTTTTTCTAATTGATTGTTAATTGTTATCCTATCAGATTTTATCGCATTTTGCATATAATTGTTAATAACTTTTTCTATATTATCTCTATAGGCTTTTACCTGTTCTTTTACATTTTCTGGAGCTTCATCACTTACTTGTATTATTTTATCTATACATAATTTAGCCCAAAATTCAGTTGGATGACCGCCTTCATCTGTAGTATGAACTTCTAGCATACCAAGCTCAGGACCTGCTTTGTAACTCATTACCATTTGTTTGGCTCTCCTACTTTATTCTTTTTTAAATGTGTGTCGTTTCTATCTATAAGAACTGGCTCTTGTTCTTGTTTAAATTGTTGTACTTGACTTTGCTTTTTTGCTATTAAAACACCTTTTTCATCTGCAATTACAACTAAAGGGTCATCTAAACGATGGTATCCGTATAGCTTTTCACTTGCAGGAACGTTCGTATCTAACAACCCACTTGTTGCTGCTACTTCTACCTGTATGCCATTAAACATAGCCTTGCTTAACCAAAACTCTACACACGCTCTACCAGATTCAGCAAAATGCAAATTGCCTTTATAACTAAAATCTATACCAAACATTTTTATTTTTCCAACTTTATTCCATATAGCAAAAGCTACAGCAAAAGCAACCGTATTATTAAGATAGTGTGATCCACATCCTGCCAAAACTTCATCTATAGGATATTCAACAAGTCCAGGACATCTATCATCTAGTTCGCAGGTATATACAGGACCTTGATGTTCTTGTAATAGTTTGGACATACTATCAGTCTGTCCACCAGCATCGTCTGTATCTAAAAACCTAGATGGAGGATCCATCATAAATACTCGGTCATGATATATAACAGAAGCAACAGCGTTTATAGCCCATACTTCGTCAAAATGTGATCCATGTGATTTTGCTAAATTATAGTCAAACCAGCTTTTGCCCATGCCGACAATAGCTACGGTTTTACCTTCAAGTTTCTTGATTGGTTTCATATCTTCTCCTTTTTTGTAAGTTTAAGTAACTTGCGTTCTTAACGAATCATATCTGTATTCGTCTTGACGTCCTCTAGCTTCAGCTAGATTTTTCAATCTTGAAACCTCTTGATTGAATCTGTTTTCATATAAGGCCATCATATCTTGTTCGCCTTTCATAAAAGTATAAGCTTCTACTAAACAACCGTATAATAAAGCATTTCTCGCATTTTGAGAAATCCAAGTACCAGATGTTTGACTGGTCAAACTTGCTGGCTCATATAAATAATGTAACTCTACGTTGTAATCTTGATCGGGAACAGGTGAAACAATAAGAGTAGATCCGTTGTCTGACCCTGTTGATAATTCTTTATCAAAGTCTGCGTAATATTGCGGAAGTCCTCTAGCATTTGTATCTGTAGGATCTGGCGCATATTCACGCATAAAAGTAGTATGTTTTTTCTCTAAATAATTGTAATCGCCATTACCATCAATAACAGCCAAAGAAAAAGACATTTGAAAATCGCTTGGAGCTGTCAAGTAAGTGTTACCAGTAGTTAAATTACCAGTAACATTTTTTCTAAAAAAATCTAATTGTATTAGGTGAAACAATCTTTCTTCAGCATTTACAATAAAATCATCTAACGTATTAACAAACGTAGTTTCTTCGTTTTCAGTAAAGTTTTGAATAAGTGTTTTTAATTCTGCTAAAGTCATGTTGTAGTAATTGTAACCTCCCCAACAGCTCCTGTCATTTCAGGAACTACAAAATTAGAACCAATAATTGAATCATTCATAAATGATGGTAAATAAATATTTGATACAGTAACAACAACAAATCCTTCACCAACCTCTTTATCAGTATTTGGTCTTGGTTTATATAGAGCTTGCGGATCAGCTGGAGCTGTATGTGGTTCTAGTTGAGGATGTTTTGTTTCAAAACATTCTGGACAAGTTTTTAAGCCGTTCCACTCTTCTTTTAAAGAATGTAACGGGTATTCAAAAGCGCATCTGTCGCATAAGGCTCTTGCAAACTTACCACTTGCATATGCCATATTAATTCGCGCTGTTGAAAGGCCTTATTCTGAAGGATGCTCTGTCTTCATCTGTTGACATAGCCCTATCAAATTCTTCTTCATAAGCTTGTTTTAATAAACCAACTCTATCTGGAGCTTTTTTCATAGCAATATAATAAGCTAGACCTGCTGCAAAACAAGGATAAAACCTAAAAGGCATATCCATTGTATTGGTACCAGCATCGGCATCATCCATTCTTACCAGCTTATTAAACACCAATACATCTGTACTATTTTCCGGAACAGGCCAAACTTTTATAGCGGGTGTAATAGTTTTATCAATAAAAAATTGAGATGGTCTAGCTTGAGTTGTTTTGTTTGGTATGTTTAAGTATTCACTTCTACTTAATCTATCCATTGATATATCTGTTTGAGTTCCGTTTACAGTTCTTCTGCAAACAACATCTAATACATCAATAACATTTGTATTTAAAGAATAACTTGCAGTTCCTTGTGTTACAGTTTCGGTTGCTTGTTCTATAGTCCATTGATTTAAACCACGGTTAGCCCATTCAGCCAACATTAGATTGATAGATCTGCGAGCTGTTTTTAAATCGTAACCAGTTCTAAGTTCTAGCCCACATCTTTCAAATGCTTCTTCTACAAACTCAGCTACGTTTGGTTCAAAATCTGTACTGCTAGATGTTGTCATATTAATCTTCCTCTGGAGCGTATAGATTATTAAAAGTTATATTTGGATCTATATAGCTCTCATGCTGTTCTGCAGAATGCGTCCATTGAGAAGGCATAAAATCTGGAGCTCCCTCACCAACACGCCATAAAGCAGGATTTGTTGCTCTAACTCTATTGTTCGGTAAAGCAACAAAATTGCCAGTATATTCACCAGCATCTGTTAAATATAACACATGAGACTGCTTATGTTGAGCAGGATCATCTGCTATAGAGTTATCTGTATAGTCTACAGTAAATAAATACTTTCCTGTATAAAATTCTCCACCTATTTTACAAAGCCAAGGAGATGAACTGACTCTATCCATTGTAACTACAGAATGGTGATGGCTAAGACAATCCCAAGGTTGGGCTAAATGATCTTCCATTGGAGTTGGCCATTCTTGAAGAGGTATATCTGCTACAAGTGCTTGAATTGGCATTCTGGCCCACATAGCGCCACCATGAACATTTTGAGCGTCTTCTTCGTTATCTATTTCGCATCCTGTAAATACTACTTGAAATGACAAAGATCTGTCTGGAATTGTATTTACAGCTATAGCCAAAGCATGTAAATATTCTCCGTGATACTTGCTATGATTTGCTGTAAATTCTTTTCTGACCCAGCATTTAAACTGAGGTATATTTGAAATTAAATATGACATTTAGCTGCAAGTTAAACTTTGCCGCCTTTTGCCATATATTTAGTGCTTTTAGAAGCAGCTCCGCCTGCAGCCATGTACTTTGTTTTTTTAGCAGCTCCGCCTGTAGACATATATTTTGTTTTTTTAGCAGCTCCGCCTGTAGACATATATTTAGTACCTTTACTTACAGGTCCACCACCTGCGTACATTTTAGTTCTTTTAAACATTCTATTCTCCTAGCTTATTGTAGTTACTTTTCTTTTTTGCTCCATAACAGCACCGCATCCATTTGCTATAAAGCCGCCACCTTGCAATTTTAATTTGTTTTGCTTTGCCATTGATTTTTCAATAGCTAAACCTCTTTTTTCTTCGTAAGAGTTAATTTTGCCGTCTTTATTAAGATCTGCTTTTTTTGGGTTTTTTAGTTTTGCCATTTTTTTATTTTATCTTAACCTATCTCTCATAACAACACCCTGCCCTCTAATATTTGCAGGCCCTCCTGTTGATTTTCTAACCCTTCCGCTTTTCCAGCTTACTCGTTTTTTGCTGGTTTTTTTCTTTATTGCTGAAGATGCTCCTTTTTTCTTACAATCAGCCATAGTTGGTCTACAAGCTGGATATCCTTTACGCTTTTCGCCTTTTTGGCGACCGCAAGGTTTGCCAGTTTTACAATCAACCCAGCCTTTGCCTTTGTTGCGAGAAAACCATTTTTTTAATCCTTCTTCTGCCATTATCCCAGCTTAGTTTGTTTACGTTTACCTTTAAGCAAGTTACTAAAACCTCTAGGAGTTACAAAAGTTGCTACGCCACCACCTGAAAGTTTCTGTCTTGATTTATTGCCCCAGTTTTTTGCTCCCACTTTTCTGCATTTAACCAAAGCTCCGCTTGCATATGCAGATGGCCAAACTTTATATCTTGATTTTACCTTTCTATAACAAGCGTCTTTTTTACCTTTTGCCATTTAACACTTCCACCTTCTTCTTGCCTGCCTAATTCTTGAATTAGGATCGTTTCTAGTTTTTGCTGAACTTCTCTTCAATTGTCCTAGAGATCTTGCGCAATATGAAGCACGTCTTTTTGCTGCTTTAGATCCTTTTTTTACTTTACCTGTTACAGCTGTTTTTAACTTAGATCCTGGATTTGCTTTTCTATAAGCTCTTACACCTTTAGCTGTCATACCAGCGCCTTTTTTAGTAGGTCTATAATTAGCACCCTTACCTTTTGTTGTTCTTGGTATACTTTTAGATTTTCTTCTTGTTGTCATAATTACTCAGGATAAGGTCTATTTTGTATATATATAATATCCATAGAAGCAGATACAGCAATATCAGCACCTGCTGAGTCTCCTACACATCTAAATTCTAAGTCTGTCTTTTCTTCAAACTTTAAAGGAACATCGTACTGTTGATTATGTGAGCTTTCTGCTTTTACAAATTTATCTTTTGCCTGAAAAACACCACCATTTTCTCTAGCAACAAAATGAACAGTTGCATATTTATTGTTTTGGGTTGTTGCTGCGGTAACATCCGTTTGAGATAAATATGCGGTATAGCCTCTTGGAACAGTCCAAAGCGCCATAAGGGTTTGATTATCTCCGATTGCTATAGTTGCGTATTTATTTGCCGGCACACCAGAAGTTACAGTTCCTGTACCTGCGTATATAACGCCAGCATTTTTACCACCAGATCCTGCTGTATCAACAGTCATTCTGTAAATTCTTAAATAAGATAAAGTTGAATTTACAGCTGTTTGTCCATTTAAAGTAATTGTTTCCGATATTTCATCATAATTAGCATCTAGTCCAAATAATGTTACGGTTCTTGCTCCGGTTCCTGCAGATGTATCATTTGTTGAAGAACTAGATATTTTTAAAACAGTAGCTGCTGATAAATAGGAGTACAATCCACCTTCAGCCCAAATAGTTTCTAAAGAATCATCAACATCTGGATTAAAACCAAACTTAAATATGCTTTTATGATAAGCAATTTGCCCTCTTGCAATTTGTAAATTAAAAGGCTCGCTTGTTCCTACACGTGATATTGAAGAAACTTCGCGAGCCATAATTTACGAATGAAAGACAGTTACTCTATCTATATTGCTTAATACAACGTGAATACCATCTTCAAATAAAACTCCAGAATCTGGAATGTTTAAAGTTTCGGTATCGTTTGCGTTGCAAGGAGCAATTAATAAGGTAGAGCCTGTAACAGAACCATCCCTAAAAGTAACAGTACCGTCAGAAGTTCCGCCAGCAATAATATAACCTCTTAATCTTGATCTACCATTTTGCAATACTGCGCCACCGGTAGCAGCTGAAGTTGTTGTTGCCGTTTTTACATCTGAACCTACAATTCTACCTGCCATAATTATCTCCTGTTATTAAGCGTCAGCAAATGGAGTTACTATAGTCCCAGAACCAATTAACAATGAGTTATGTACTAAGTATGTTGCTGAATCAATAGCTGTTACTTGAATAACACTACCGACAATACCGCCTTTAGTTGTACCATTTAATGTAATAACATCATTAGTAGCTGCTGGTACAAAAGCTTTCTCAGCACCATCATCTACAGCTATAAATGCAGCGCCTTTAAATTTGTCAGTACCATCAGTTTTAATATCAAGATCAGTAGCTGCTGTTTCTATATAAAAATAGAAAGAAGCTCCAATATTGTTTAACTGGTTTGGATCTGTTGGATCGCTTGGTGTTGTTGTAACAATTGATGGTAAAGTAAATTTACCGTCTGCATCGTTACATAACAATATTTTTCCTGCGTGTGCATCTACTGTTAAAGTTGTATCTGCGGTTAAAGAAACAGAGTTATTAACCCCTGCTGAAATAAATCCCGCCAAAGATTTGACTGGACCTGAAAAAGTTGATTTAGCCATTATTTTCTCCTAACTAAATTAGTTATACCATCTTTGGAGTAAGTCTGCCGAGCCAGTTGGTATAACAAGTTACCTCGGTTTAGTATAACTATACTACTTTATAGTTGTTTATTAAAGTGTTCTTTTGACTCTAATATGGCTTCTCTAGAATTAAATAAAGCCTGATAGGATTCTTTTATTTTTGGATCTTTGCCGTATTCGTCTAACATATCTTTACCAATCATTTCTAGCAAAGATATTACGGTTGTCATTCTTCCTTGTATGTCTTGTTTCTTCTCGCTCATTTCATCTCCATAAGATTCTATTTTTTGTCTTATACTGTATCCTCGCATAACATTTTTTAGATTTATTAACTTTTTATCTAAATCTGTATAGGTTTCCCAATCTCGTATTTCTTCGACACTTCTTCCGCATCCTTTGCATATTTCATCAAAAGGAGCCATAGAAGTGCTGCACTTTCCTATACAAGGAGAGTTTGACATGCTATTGCTTGAATGCAAAACAGTATATATTTTCATAATACTTTATTTATTAGCTTCTTAAATTCTACAACAAGAAACTAAATATAGGTAGCTTTTTGTAAAATTAAATTTTAGACAAAAAAAAGGGAGCCGAAGCTCCCTTAAGGAAAATTTCCGTATTAAGCACCTTGAGATGCGAATACTGCTCTCCAGTTTGAGTAACCAAAAGAATATCTTTCTCTTGCTTTATATCTCATATTACCGGTATCGAAGTCTCCTTCGAGTGCAGTTTGCATTGGGCTTCTTTGGAA